CCCCAGTGAACTCCAGGAGTTGCACCAGAAAGAATTGAAACAGATCCTGATGGCTTGACTGTTGTTACACGAATTGATTCACGAACACAAAGCCATTCTGAATACTGGTGATCATAGTGACGAATCTTGTTGTATCCTTCATCCATCCACTCACGAACAATTGGCAAACCCTTTTGATCTGCAAATGATGCAATACCTGTTAGAGATGTACCAATGCGACGATTGCGTTGCATGATACCGTTTGTTTGTGGCCAATGTGTTGGAACAAGTGTTACAGTCTTTCCATATAGGTATGCAAACTTCAGGGTACGCAGGAAGTCCTCCTTAGATTCATGACGATTTAAGTGCACTTCTACAAGTGTACATAATTCGTATGATTCCAATGGCTGCTCCGCACATGGGTTAAATCCCATCACACGATAATCTTTACCGTCTGGCGCATCCTTTAGTCGTCCATAATTACGAGCAACATCAAGCCAGATAAAACCTGGTTCTCCGTTTTCCGTAATTAAATCTACATAGTCTTCGTATTTTGTTCCTACTTCTGCTGATATAGAATTATTAGACATCCAAGCCCAACCTGGATTTTCTGGATCAAATGAGTTACGTTCTGGGAATAGTTCTGAATTTTTTAGATTCATAAATGTTTCATCCCCTTCGTTACCTAAAGCAAGTGTTGCTGATCTACGAACATTACCTGATACCACACAGGTACCAATTAAGTTTACCAAGTCTACGATGGCACGAGAATCTAGTGTTTCTCCGCCTCTGGAGCCGATTACACGGTCTATCTGGTCGTGCAACTTGATAAGAGGTGCAGGTCCTGATGCAACGCCTCCAAAGCCCTTGATAGGGGCTCCAAGAGGTCTGATCAAGTCATAGTTAAACTTCTGAATACTCTGGTTTGCTCTGAGATAGGAGTTGATTAGAAGTCTGACTGACTCTACCCATCCTTCACGAGTGTCTGGAATTTCGAAGATCTGTTCTGGTTCTGTTGGGGTATAGATTGAGAAATTCTTATCCTGTCCAACTGTATCAAACCCTACGCCAATACCAAGCATTAATGCATCCATAACCCAAGCAAATAGGGCTCCTGGATCATTCTTGTCAAGGTCCTTTGTAGATACCATTGCACAGTTTTGTAGTGCTGCGGAGTTCTTCTTTTCCATAGTCATAGGGGTTCCAAATGCCCACATACCTCTGCCTGGAGGAGTCCACTTTAATTCAAACATTCTTTGGAATGCTTCTTGTGCAGATTTCTGAGCCTTGTAGTCATTCCAAGGTAAGCGGTTTTCTTTGGCATGATTCTTTTGAACTGAATACATACCCTCAATTACACGACGACAAACCTCGTGCCATCTTTCTTTAGTTCCATCTTCTTTCATTCGAGAATATGTACGAATAAAAGTAATTTCTCCAAGTGAGTTTTCTGCTGCATCTTTAAAACCAAACGGGCTCTCTTGTGCTTTGTATTTTTCTACGAAGTCCTCTGGAAGTTTAAAACTAAAAAAATCTGACATGTGTATCGTCCTTTCAAAAACGGATTAAGTGTTAAGTATAGCAGTGTTTTATAAAAAGCAAAACTCTCACCTTAATGTTTATGGTTAGTTATTTGTTTTAATACCCTTAGAGCCACAACGTATACATACTTGATATGTTCTCATTGTGTAAGGACAAGAAGACTCTTCTATGTTATGACCTTTTACTGTACATAAAAACTTTTTAATCATTTATTACCTCAAAACTTATAGCCCTATTTGGGCAGTGTGCCTTTGCTTCTTCTACTTTTTCAAGAAGACTATCATCAACCTTGTAAGACCATTTTTTTCTTTCACTGTCAACAAGGCTAAAAATTTCTGGTGCATCAAAAACACACTGACCCCATGCTTGGCAATCTTTATTAATTTTAATTTCAATCATTTTCATCTCCGTATGAATCTATTTGCTTTAATGCAGCAACAAGTTCTTCTTTTACGTTATCAAAATTATTAAAGTCTGTATCTTCTATGTCTGACTGTAGCAGCCTAATCTTATTCTTAAGATTAATATACGCAGCAGAACTTTCTTGAAGCATTTTCTTTTTATTTTCATTTCTTTCTCTATCCATTGATTTTATTATATTCCAATGTTTTGACCTATAAGAATCACGATCAACACGCAATTCTTTTATTGTCAGACTTGTATCTATATAATATTTATAAAAAACAAGAGCAAATATAGATATAAAAATTAAAAGAAAAATTATAAAAAATAGCATAACTATTCTGTCTTATTTGCTTCTAAATTAACTTCTACATCATCAGAAAATTTCACAACTTCGCTGCAATAATCAACAAGAATATCTGCAAGATCACTTGCAACAGTAAAATGAAACTTATCAGCAACTGTAATATTTCTACCCATTTTTTACCTCCTATACCAATGGAATCCAGTGTTGTTCCCACTCTTTTGGAATTAAACTTAGTGGAATAACATCATATGCAATTGTAATTCTTGGACCATCCCAATCCCAGTCACCCATAGCATGAGGATGACCTGTTTCAGACAAGATAGCACGATTATTTTTATTGTGATTATCTATTTCTTTTTCAAAAACACGATAATGCGTAATTGATGGTTCTGCCTTTACACAGTAATATCCGTGAAAATGTGGTGCACCTTCGCCACCATGTTCGTGCCAATCTAATTTTCCAATATGGTTATAATTTACATTAAACCAGCCTTGGACCATAAACTGTTCTGAAATAAAATCAAGTTCATAGTGCTCGCAAGCATCTTTTGTCATATCACGAACTGCACGAAATAGTGTGTGAATATTCTTATCATAAAATTGAAATACATTGTATTTATTCCAATTAACAGTAGTTACACTTCCAGAAGAGTCCCAAGGGGTGTTGGAATTTGACTTACCCTTAATTAATTCTCCATTATTGATTCTATTGTATTGCAGCAGCAAAAGTTGTTCAAGTTCTTCTAGATTGTTTATGTCAATCTGTCTATCAAAAAACTTATGATCTTTTTTTGATTTGCTGTTGCTTGGTTGTTGCGAATCACCATACTCATATTGCTTTTCCATTTTTTATCCTATCTGTATTTTTTTCTGATCCATCTATGTTTTTTATAAAAACCATATAGATAGTTTCTTTTTCTTTCGAGGTCCCAAATTCCCTCATTTTGTAATGAGTGGTCTATTTCCATTTGCCAATTTGCTCTTTTTATAGGAATAATTGACATTATTGGAGTTCCCTTTTCTATTGTTCCCTCAAAATCTTTCCGTAAGAAAAATGATACCACATTTCCCGTAAACCATCTATCAGCATCTTGAATTGCGCTCATTGTAAAAAATGGTAGATCATATCTATCAATTGGATGGGTAATCAAGACTGACCAGCCCTCTGGCATTTTTGTTCCCCATCTCATGTCCCAAACAAAATGAATTGGATAGCATCCAGAAGGAACTGGAAGTTCTAGATGTCCTCTCATTTCAATAGGTCTTGCTTCAGATTCATCCCACCAGACATCTGGCTTATCTGGATCATCAGTCTTTTTTACATGAATTGTAGTTGGTAGCAAATAGTGATAACCTGCAGTGATTGCATCAAAAAATGGCATGCAGTGTTTAACACTAATAGATGCAGAGTCTGCACCACGATTATTCATCACTGAAAGTCTATCTATTTGATCAGTTAACTGATAAATTGGACGATCTTTCCACCAGTCTGGTAAATTATTTATTGCTGGAGATGGACCTGGTGTTGTGTCAATATATGCTGTAGAAGTATAAAATTGAACTTTTAACTCTTCTAGTTCTGGTGTGTCTTTATATTTATCTTCAAACTTATCCATTAGTTAAAAACCTTCTTTTCCCACATAATTCTTTTATATGCTCCGCCAAACTTATGTCTTAGTGAGTAATTTATTTGAGCAAAAACCTTTAAATCTGGCTTTTCAAGTATGTTTGCTTCCCACTCTTCTCTTCTATATGGTATGCATTGTACTAGTGGTGTTCCAGCCTCTATAACTCCTTTGAACCCTCTTTTAATTCTCATAGAGAATGGTCCGTCAGAAACATACATATCTGTATCAATTATAGCAGGAACAATTTCAAAAGGTAGAGTGGTATGAAAAGATGGCTGAACAAATAGTGTACTTATACCTTTTTGTGTTCCTACTACCCACATTGGATGAATTCTAAAAATATCTTCCATCCATTCTGTTTTATCAAAATCCCATCCTTCGACTTGCTCTTTAGCATGCATCGTAACTGATTCTTTATGTGCATCGTGGACTTGATATTCTAATTTTGGACCAGTTGCATCTATATAAATATCACATGGTGTTTTTAATAAATATCCAGTTGATAATAGATCTAAGATTCCTGGACATTTTTTTACAGTTTCATTATATTGACCACCAGATAGTTGTTTTTCACCATTTACATACGGGTGAACCTTTCTCCACCATAATGGTAAATTTTTTACCATTGGTTCTGGCTTAGATGTATATTCAATAACATATTCGTTTTTTGGTATAAATGTAATTATATTCTTTTTATTTTTCATGATAGTCAACTTTCATATATAGAACTGTTGTGTCGTGCTTAATATAATGAAGATCTTTTTTTAGACCCTTTTTAAAAATTACTGGAACATCAATAACGCCTTCTGCATCTTTTGGCAACTCTTTAGTGTCAAACTTATATTCTTTAGTTTTCCAGTATACCATATCTTCATTTGTAAAAAATGTCAAGATTGCATCATCTTTTGGTAACCATCTAATTTTCCAATTATATATTCTTGGACACCACTCATCGTCTAACTCTTCTTCATCTACAACCATTTTTGAAGAATCTATATATTTATATAAAGTTCTAGTAATAAAAACAAATTCCATCAACTCTGCTTCTGAGCCAGACTCATATGTGTGAACAAATTTATTTTTATGTGGATATACATCAGCAGAAACATTTATTTTGTAAAGATTTTCTTCAATCTTTATTGGAGGCCGTACAACCTCATGTGTCCATCTATTTTGCGGAACAAATACACTGTTTCCTTCTCGATAAATTGCATCCCAGTCTTCTTGTAAGGTAGCATATAGTTTACCTAATTCGTTATCTTGATTTTCAGCATATACCTTTTCACTATATTTTCTAGTAAAAACAGCAATCTGAGGGCTTATTGCATATGGTGTTGCAAGCCCTATCTTATCTTTATTAAGAGCAAGATGTTCGTCTGGAATTACAAGTTCTTCAGAATCCCATTCGTCAGAATAATAATTATGATTTGGAACTCTATACACTATTCTGGTTTTTCTACTCTGTCATAAACCAGTGCAGCATTTGTAAAGAACATGTCGTGAGGCTCACAGTTGATAGTAAATACTCTATCGATGAATGCAAGTTCGGTTGCTGATTCAACTGGAGACCAGTCAAGAGTTTGGAACTTGTATACCTCATATGTAGTATCTATATCAGAAGATTTTGTAAAACTAATTACATTATCTTTGCGAGTAAGTATCCAGTGATTTAAAGAATATATATCACCATTAATTTGTACAACCTTGTCTACAACCCTACTTGATATAGATGTAATTGTAGTTTCTGTAATACCATTTCCAGATAAAGATTCTGATGACCATTCTAAAGGATTGAAGTTTGCCATATCAATTTCAGAAATATCCAATGATATAAGTTTATCTCCAACCTTTAATGTTTCGGCTGCTACAGTTCCATTTGGTGTTAATACTCCAGTATCTGCACCAATTGAATACCATCTTCCGAATCCAGCAAACCCGCCATATCCATGGCCGAATCCATGGTAGAACCCACCATATCCATGGTTGAATGAGTGATAGAACCCACCATATCCGTGGCTAAATCCATGGTAGAACCCACCATATCCGTGGCTAAATCCATGGTAGAATCCATGATAGAAACCAGCATAGTGTGTAAACGAATGATAGAATCCATGATAGAAACCAGCATAGTGTGTAAACGAATGATAGAAACCATGGTAGAAACCTGCGTAGTGTGTAAATCCATGGTAGAAACCATGGTAGAACCCTGCATAGTGTGTAAATCCATG